CCTGACCCACCATTCCAAATGCCTTTTGCATCTCAAACACCTTACCAACAACTTTACCTACTCCAACTATGAGTAATCCAATTGCCAATGATGGTTTCTTCAATGCAGCAGTTATTTGATTAGCAACTGCATTTAATCTACCTTTCATTTCATCAACTTCCTTAGTTAACTCTTTATAAGCCGTTATCTCATCATCGGTTAAACCATTCATTATTTCTAATTCACGATTCGCCTTTATCAAATTTTTATTAAAATCTCCAGCGATACCAGCTAAATGAGAATTACCCGCTAATAAAGTTACATTATCTTTAATGAGTTGGTCGTACATACCCTGTGCAGCTTCTAAATTTGCAGCCGCTGCTTTTTGTTCGTCTTTTGTACCACTAGCTGCGTTTAACACATCTCTTTGTGCTTCTGCTATAAGAGTTCCGGCTGTTGCAAGTTCATGTGCAAAATTTATCTCAGCAGGGTCAGTTAAACTAACTTGAATCTTAGTTAATGATTTAAGTTGTTTATCCATCGTAGTAAAAGATTTTCCCAACTCAGAAGTTGCTCTTTCCGATAATGATATTTGTGATGCTAAATCTGTAAATTCAGCAGTAGTGGTTTTTATACCTTTTGCTTTACTAATGTAGGATTCAGTTTTTCTAATCTTTTCTTCGATTGCAGTTATTGCAGCCGCATCTCCACTTCTTTGGGCAGCCGCTAGTTCAGCCTGTTGTCTGGCTAAATTTTCGGTTGCCTTAGCTTCGGCATTAATTAGTTTTACTTTATCTGACATTTAATTATTTCTTCTTATTAATCTTATCTAAGATTTTTTGCAAATCATCTAAAGAATCACTTGTATTTCTAAGTGCTTTTGCTAATTCTGGATTTCTTTCCGCAGATTTTTCTATGAAATACTTATCTAATCCTCTTTTATAGGAATCCATAAAACTATCTACGAATTTGTTAAGAATCCCTTCTTTTATAGGTTGTTTCATTGTGAGTATATTTTTACTAATATAAATATTGGATAAAAAAATAAGGGGATATTACTCCCCTTATTTTATCTCATTCTTACTTTAGATGATGGAGCTTTAACCTTCCTACTCATCTTATCATGCTCTTCTTTTTCTTTCTTTTTAAGGTCTATCAATTTCTTAAGATAGAACCTTCTCCAATGTATCGGCATCGTATATACATCTTTCCAAGTGAACCCATTACCATATTGAACCAAGCTCCAAATTTCTTCGTGAAGTTGGGTAGAGTAATTAGTTGGAAGGGTAAAAAAATGAAACCCCAAATGGTATATCTAGCGCCTCCGTCTCACCAGTTATATCCGAAGTGAATTGAAATTTCAAATCCAAATCAGGTGCAAATTCTCTAACATGAGCTCGTAATGCTCTACTATCTTGCGCCAATAACTGATTGCTTACCCAATTGTTAATGAATCCTCTTTCTGCATTACCTTCTACTTCGATTATCATTTTTCTTAATCTAGTAGTAACTTCAACCGGATTAGCCCCTTTTGATAATTTTTCTAATGCTGCAACTTCCGCCTGAACATCTTTCTCATCTCTGTGTGATAATAATTTAAATTTGATTTTCTTACCAGTCTGAGGAAGAGTAAATTCGTATTTATTATCTCTTTTTAATTTAGTATAATCAATATCCTTTGTTTTTACTTTGGATAAATCGATTGTTACTTGCTGTCTTTCTCCACTAAAAGGGTCTGTTAATTCAACTTGATAATTAGCACCATATCCTAAAATACGAGTTGCTAACATAATAGCGTTCTTATCACCTGTAACTAAATCATCGATTGATGTATCTACTACAACGGATTCTAACAACTTATCTAATACTATACCTTTTTTAATTAGGTTCTGTGAAGAAAGAATATCTTCTTCCTTTGCGGTCATATACTTTATCGTAACTTGTCCGCTCGCCAATGGATGCCCCTCAGGGTAACATTTTCCTTCTGATGGTAATGATATAACCTCAGTTGGGAATTCATAATTTTTGTCTGCCATAATAATAACTTATTGTTTGTATATAAATATATATATCACAAATTTTCAAAACAAAAAAAGGGGATAACATTTCTGTTTCCCCTTTTATATTTTATTTTTGATTAGAATTCTAAGATTGCGTAATCGTAAGTTAAAGTAATTTCGATTGATGCAGGGTCTGTAGCATTACTCCAATCCAAGTCACCGAAGTTAGCTTGAGAGATAAATGCTCCTTTTAATTTCCATTGCTCAATCTTATCACCTACTGGACCTAACATATAGAAATCCACATCCTTCTTATAGAATTCTGCGTATCCATCTCTACCTGTTAATGATTCGTGAGATGTTCTAATCCACTCCATTACCGCCTGTGCTCCAGATGGAACAATCGGGTCGAATAATGTAAGGGCCACGTCTTGCCAATCTCCTTTACCTTTCAACTTTCTTTTTACGTTGATATGGTCTAATACAACTGTTTCAAACTGAATTGTTGGTCTGTTTGCCACTCTTACTAAGTATGAAGGAATACCATCGATTTCCACGATGAATCTGTTCTTCATCTTTGGTTCGAAATTGGTATAAAACATTTCGTTAAATTCTAATACTTCTGCCATTTTATTACTTTATTTTATATAAATATTAGTTATTCAAATTATACACTAAAAGTTGCCCCAGTCGGTAAGATATTGAAATCTATTACGATAAATTCAGCAGTTTTAGCAGGTTGTAAAAACACAGAACCTTGTAATATGTTTCTGTCGATTACATCTGGTGTATTATTTGTTTCATCCATAACCACTCTAAATGCGTATAAACCTTGTCTTTGTTGAACACTCTCTAAATAAGGGTTTACAGTATTTAAGAATTTAGCTCTTGTCTGTCCGGTGTTTTGTTCGAACACTAAGAATCTTGAAGTAGATGCAACGAACTTCTTTAAGTTAATTAACAATCTTCTTACGTTGATTCTATCTAATGCAGATGAACTTTCTTGTAATGTTTTCTGTCCGAATGCACTAATACCTTGTCCAGGGAATGCCGCAATTGGGTTTACCTTTCCTTCGTATAATGTATCTCTTTCAGATTGAGTTAATCTATTCATTACTTGAACTGCTCCTTGAATACCACCTCTATTTAAACCAGCGGGTGCGAACCATTCTGCACCTAATCTGTCGTTTTGTGCGTATGTGCCAACTAATAAAGTTGATGGTGGAACAGCAATTACTCTGTTTGTTATAGTATCAATTGTTTTAACCCAAGGGTAGTATGTTGCAGTATAATTAGAATCAACTAATGATGCCTCTTCTACCACTTCTGTTATAGAATCATTTGCACCAACAAAATCGGCAATATAGAATACATCTTCTCTTGCTTCACATAAATCCATAGCCTTTGTAGATACATATCTATGTTGATTTCTGATAATACCAGGAGTAACTAATAAGTTAATATCAAGTTCATCTGGATTAGAAAGTGTATTTAATGCTTTAACATAAGCCTTTGTACCACTTGCAGTTGATGTTGAACAATTAAATCCTTGTGTGTTAGTACCGATGATAGCCTCCCCTTTAAATACATCTACAGTTGGGTCAATTCCACTAAATCCTCCTTGAAATGCAACACAGAAATTTCTGTATGCTATATCTTGTGCAGATGATGTGTAATTCGCCGATATACCTATTCCATTTGCACCAAATGAATTATCTAATCCAAACTCTGTATTATTACCAACAACCGCTCCAGCTGGTATAGGTTTGAGATAGTTTAAATTATTTTTAGCTCTAGTTGATTTAGAATCACCGAATTCAACACCGCTTGAGTAAGAACCAGTACTCCATAATGATGCAGATGAATATTGTAATATAGGAAAAGATGTTGCGGCTACACTTGCTCCAGTAAAATTCACAGGAATGGTGTATGCTCCAAATCCAAAAGGAATCGCTTCAATTGGATAAAATCCTTCTTTTTTAATCTCTACTCTAATATATTTTGATTTATTTGAATAATCACCCGTTTCAGTAATCTTACCATCTGATGCAATTGATATTGTTCTATCACCGATTCTTCTACCGATAAAGTTTGGAGAAGTATAATCCAATGTTAAGTTATTATATGATTCTAGTATTACTTTTCTTTTATCAGTATCTCCGAATTCTCTAACTGCCAAACTAAATGTACCATAACTTCCACTTAAAGAAGATTTGATATTTGAAATTTGAATTTTGAATCTTTTGTTTTCAGATTCCCCATGTGCTAATGTATGAATTTTAAATAGGTCATATCTGTTATTTCCATCGAATTTTTGAGACTTAATCCAAGGTGTATATGCATTTGAATATGCGGTTTCATTATCTGATGAAAAATTCTGTGCAGGCAAATCATATGCTGTTAAGTTCAACGTACCCGTTGTTACTATTGCCGCACTAGAAGTTACATCAGAAATATCAAATAATACATTAGCATATTTTTTCTTAACTGATGAAGAGATTGGAGAAACTCCAAATACTTTATCAATTGATGCAGCTTTCGAAGCATCTATATTAATTTCATATGATACACTATCTACTACTAAAGTAAATGTATTAGCAAATGTAGCATTATCATTTGCAACAACTTCTGCACCTATATTAGTTTCTGTATTTTCCAATACACCTAATATATGGGTTACAGGTGAACCCGCTCCATCGGCCACCGCCAAAACGTATGAGCCATCTGTCGAACCTCCTGAAGTTTGGTATCCATCAACTCCAGCTACTCTAACTACGGTTACCGAACCGGCATCTCTTAGATAATTCTGTACTGTATAACCTGTGTAATAATCTTTCGGTGTTCCGAAGATTTGTTCATATTCCGCTTGTGATGTTACCAATGTAGGAACAAATGCAGGTCCCTTTTCTGTTGGGCCTACAACCGCTGCACCTATTTGTGATATACCTTGTGGTAAGAAAGAAAGGTCGTTTTCTCTCGTAAATACACCAGGCGATACAATTTTCTCTGCCATATTAATCGTTGTTTAATTTTTGTTTACTACTATAAATATCAAAAGAAACCTCCAAAATATTATTGTGCGGGTTTAAATTCTCCTGTTATTAAATCTACCGTTCCTTCTCCGTATGAAGTTTTTAATTTTTCAAATAAATCCGCCTCTTTTTTTTGAATTTCTTTTAAAGCTTCATAGTTTACTTCATTCTCTTCTTCCAATTCTTTGATTCTTGATTGAACTGAACCGATGTTAGCAAATACATTAGCGAACTCTGTTCTTAATTCATTAATCAATTGTAACTCTTCTTGCGATAACTGTTTGTTTTCCATTTTTATATTTTGGTTTGTTTATACTAATATATATCTATAAATATCACGATAATTCCGTAACCTTATATTTAGCCCCAAAATTATCTAAACTTTCTAATTCTTCCGCTTTTTCAGTAGCTTCTTCCTCCGTTTCGAAGATTTCAATCCCCTCAAAGGTATAATCTTTGGAAACATAGATTCTCTCTAACACTTTTCCATCTACTACTAATTGTTTTGTTATTTTAAACATATTATATTATTTTATTATCCTGTTGCAGTTGAACCGAATCCACTTTGCAATCCTGCGAAGTTTGTTTTAGCTCTCGCATAAATAGTAGAACCCGTCTTATAGTTTAATGTGTTAGAACTATATGTAGTAAAAGTTGCTAATATAGAACTAAATCCACTATCAGATGCTATTTGTATATCATAAGAATAGTTTGCAGTAATCGCAGTCGAACCAGGAGATACCACCGCTGAGTTAGTACTTAATGTTAATTGTTTGTATGCATCTCCTCCGATAGTTACCGAAGCAATTGATATAGTTGGGTTAGTTGATATAGAATACCCCGCTAACGAATTTGCACCCTTATTGTGAGTAACGAATCCATTTACTATGTATGTATCCACATCTTCAACATCTATCGATACAACCTCTAATGTAGATGATTGAACCTCATTAGCAATTATCTCTACTTCTTCTATTTGATTCTCACCTAATACTTTTATTAAACGGTCTCCTGGTTGAAGTAATCCCAATGGTTTGAATTTATAAACTTCTTCATTCATATCCCAAACCATCATAGGGTGTTCACCATTTCCTCTAACATCACCCTTATCCGTTCTTACTATATTCCATCTATCCACAAATGTATATGCAACATCCTTAACATAAGCAGGAACTAATATTCCTCCTGGTGTATAATACTCCCAATCATAGAAGTTAAAATCATCTACTTGTTGGAAGTGTGGAGGGAAGTATGCTTTTACAACATCCTCTTCTACTAAATCTCCCGCTTTCTTAAATGTACCATCCCACATCTCAATCATCTCATCCAAATGTAAACATAATCCACTAGCTCCCGCATAATCATCTACATTGTAAATGGTTTTTGTTTTTGTAAGATTATAATCACTTGCATGGTCATTGTAAAGGTCTCTAAATGTTACCGAAAGGGTTCGTGCAGTTGGTGCTACTAATGTAGATGAATTACCTACAGCGTTTGCAGTTACAGTTGGATTATAAGGAGGAAGTGATTGAAGTGTAAACTCTGCTCCTGCTGATAAGCTCCATGTGAAATTATTGTATTGAGAACCAACTCTACTTAAAAAACGACTACCTGCATTACCAAACCCTAAAGTATAAGTTTCAGCAGTTGATTCTTTTACATAGGTAAACCCACTAATAGAACCAACTGAATCGATTGTGAAATCCGAAAATGCAATTGGGCCGGTAGTTGTACCAGCCGCAGTAGCAATAGAGTAGTTAGAAGTAGCCGTATTACCTGTCGCTGCTTTTAAATTCGATAATTCTAAATTGTCTCCCTGAACTCTAGGCATTATATAAGTTTGTTAATTGTTCTTTCCAACTTTGCTTTGTATTGAAACGGTGTGATAATAAATATTTAAATTTATCAAACTCCTCTTTTTTCTCTTCATATGCGAGATACCCAATACTATCATAAATATCTTTAAATTCTTCTTTAGTACTAGCTCTAAACTTATAAGGTATATCCTCACACCAATCCTTTGAAATAATTGGTAATTTTCCCCAATCTAAACTTTGAAATATGGAAAATCCAAATGGCTCAGCAGAAAATGCACAATGAGATATACCCCAATCCATACCATAATATATTTCTTCAAATGGGCTTTCATATTGAATTTGTTTTAAATTTTTAAAGTTTATATCGGTTTTATGTTTCCAAGTTTTCTGAAAGGTTCTAATGTTAGTAAACATAAATCCTTCCAATTGGTCTAAATAATGTGGGTTCTTTCTACTCTCACATCTT